TTCTTATCGGCGACCGGGTCCCACCCGTTCGTGCGGAAGATTGTCGCAAACCGATCCTGCAGTTCAAGTTCTGCCTTGAATTGTTCGGGAGTGACCTTGGTCTTTGACATGTGAAAAATACCCTCCTCAGGGCGGTTTGGTCCAACGTGGGCCGGCGGATTGTAAAGGTGTGCGTCAGAGACCGCAGTTATCGTTTGGTCTCGACTTGGATATGCTGGCGACACCGGCGATCGGGGCATTGGAATGCCCCGGCGATCTCACCTGCTGGGTTCTTCTTGACCACAAGCTTGTCGCAGACGCGGCCTGTGCCATCGGAGCGTTTTGCCATGCACCGCAGACCGTCGCCCTTGACATACGCTTGCCCATGGGTGATCACGATCTGCGGCATGGAGTCTCCAACCAACTGTTAGTAAGGTGAGTGTGCCTGGATTACAGGAGCACGCGGACCAGGACGTAGGTGCCGTACTCGGGCCGGGCCTGAGTCTTCTGCAACTGAGAGGCCTTGTAGATGCCGTCAGTCGTCAGATTCAGGTCGTAAGGCAGGCCGGCAGTGGCCGAGCCGCCCATCATGATGGCCGCCGGATTCGGATCGGTCATCGGGCCAACCATGCGAGACGGATCCCACAGGGTCTTGATGCGGTTCGAGAACCCGATCTTGTTGATCATGTTCACGACGCCGATGATGCGACCGACCAGATCAACCGGAGAGTTGACTGCCGGGTTGAACACCGTGTAGTTGCCCTGGTCGTTCTGGAACTGCGAGAAGGTCACGCCTGCGCCGGTGGTGGGAAGGCCCGTGAAGTGGGCGAAGGTGCGTCCATAGCCCTGCACGTAGCCCTGAATGCCGTCGGTCGTTGCGTCTTGCTGCAGCGTGTTCGGCGTGGCGCCAATCCACGGCACCTTCAGCACATACTGGGTCTGGATGGCCGTGCCCATCTCGTGCATGTAATTCATGACCTGGAATCCGATGGGGTTCAGGCCTTCGAGGCGGTACAGGATGCCGCCGGCGAGCGAGGTGTCGATGATCTTCACGCCGCCGATGTACTGGAAGACGTTCCGAGTGCAAACGCCGATCGGACGGGCTGTGCCGTACGAGTAAGGGACTGCCGTGCCCACATGGCCCACGTCGTCGATGTCGCTGGTGAAGACGAAGGAGTTGGTGCCGGCCAGGAGCGCGCCGTCAACCACACCCGTGAGGGTCAGTGTGGTCGTGGTGGCCGCGATGGTCACAGCGTTCAGGTTGAACACTGCGGTGTAAGCAGCCTGTGCCGCAACTTGGGTGGTCTGGGCAGTCGCCAGGTTGGCCAGAGCGGTGTTGTAGGCCGCCAGAGCCGCAGACTGGTTGGCAAGGTCCGTCGCCGTCACTGTGTTGCCGGCCGTGGTCACAACCACATTCGCGGCGGTGAGAGCGGTGTTGGCAGTCGTCACAGCGGTGTTGGCTGTGGTCAGCGCGGTGTTCGCGGCGGTGAGAGCCGCGTTGGCAGCAGTCACAGCGGAGGCAGGAGCCAGGGCGGTAATCGCTGCAGTCACAGCCGTCGCAGCCGCGGCCAGCGTCCCGTTGAACTCAACCGTGGCAGGCGTGCCGGCCGCGCCAACCTGGAAGACCAGCTGACCGACGAAGGAGTCGCCGGCCGCAGCCAGGGTGTAGACCAATGTCGACTTGGTCGCAGCGGCGGAGGGGGTGAGCACCGGAACCAGCGGAACATTGGTGGCAGACCCGGACAGCGTCGTGCCAGTCGTCACGCTCGGGAACAGGGTGCAGTTCCAGGCCCAGTTGATGTCAGTCCAGCTGACTGCAATCACGGTGCCATTGGTCAGAGTGACGTTGCCAGGCGCGGCGTCGGCAGGAGCTGCCAGAACGCAATGGTCGCCAGGAGTCACGGCGTTGCCGGTGCGAGGATCAATGGTGAACTGATCGATCGATCCCGCTCCCCACTGAATGATGCACCACACGTTGGAACCGGCGGGAGTCTTTCCGCATTGCAGGCCGGAAGGAACGAGCGCGCCACTCTTGTCTTGCCCAATCAGATGCTGCGAGCTGAGCACGACAGACGCCAACTTCGGATGGCCTTGATCCTGACGCAGACCCGGCAGATAGGGTGCCGGATACGGAACAGGCAGCCAGGGCTTCAGGGGCTCAGAGAGCTCCAGGTCCGGGGTCGTCTGACCGATACGGTCCTGCCCGAACAGTTTGCCGGTGTACTGGTTATTGAGATCGACTGGCATGATAGTTTCTCCTGCAACCTAAGTCGTGGTTGCTTAGCTGAGCTGCACACGGCCGTAACGAACATCGGCGATGTACCGCTCGCGGTCCGTTGCGTCGTGAATGTAGGTGAGCATGCGCTGAAGCTTTTGGGTGTCTTGCACCGTGAGCGCAGGGATCAGGGCCGGATCGCGGTCCGTACCATCCACCTCATCTACGTGAGCGTTGTCGTTTACCGTGGTTCCCTGGTCGGTGCCAGCTTTCCCCGGTTCGGCCGCGGTGCTCCATTGCAGCTCGGCGAAAAGATCGGTCACAGCGTCTTTCAGACTCTGGATATGGCGTTTGGCGAACTCGGCAATCTTGTCCTGGATCTGCGTGGGATTGAGGCCGGTGTAGCCATCCTTCTTCCGCAGGCAGTTGTGCATGACCAGGGTTGTTGCCAGACTGGTCTTCGAGTCCATGAGAACGGCGGCGAGCACACGATCCTTGGTGGCGACCGATGTCCTGATCACGGCCAGCTCGTCGGTCAGGCCGAGGACGGCCTCGTCCTTTTCGGCAAGCTCGTCCTTGGTGACGAGCAGGGAGTCCTTCACATTCTCGGCGAGGTACTTCTTGGCCCAGTCGACGTAACGGTCCTTGTTCCACCGCTCGCCAATGGCACTGTGAAGATCCTCGATCTTGTACTGCAGGCCGTGAGTGTCTGAGCTAGCCACCTTGTGGTGCTTGTCCAGGCATTCGTAATGGCCAAGAATCTCCTTGACCACTGCGGCCCGGGTGTCCTTGTCGCCATCTTCGGCGTCGAAGAGATTCAGCCCGGCGGCCAGAGCCGTGAGTTCGTCACTGATCTCGATGCCCTCGGTGGCCGTGGTATTGATCTTGTCTTCGGTCTTGGAGGCCACGGAACACTTCAACGTCTTGCCCTTTCTCTCAACGCAGGCCCGGATCTTCTCCTTGGCGCCGTCGCTGATCTTGGCCCGGCCCAGCAGCCGGAGGGCTGCGGTGTGATGCGCGCAGTCTTCCACGGGGAAGGTGCGATTCGGGCCACAGAAGGACTTGCCACCCAGTTTCTTGCGGGCTTCCGCATCCAGCTTGGCGTCCTTGATCTGTTCGTCCTTGAGCTCGCCGCCGGTGCCCGCGGCATCCATCTCGGTGCAAAGCTCGTCGTAAACCTTCTGCTCGTCGGCGAAGAATGCTTGGTCCTCGTCGGTCAATGTGAATCCCGACCAGTCGCAAACCCCGTCCACGCATTCGGTTGCTTCGGCAACCGCTGTCGTAATGGCAGCCGCATCGTTCACGCCATCGGCTACTGCGGGAACTGCAGCGAGATCGGCGTTCATGCAGGCATCGTCAATCGCAACCGGATCAGCCTTGCTCGCTTCCCTCTTCCAGCCGTTCTTGCGGATCTTGGCGGTGAGGGTGGACTGCAGACTGCGCCGGGAGGTCTTCTCTTCGTCTGACTCAGGTGCCCAGGCCGTGAGTTGATCTTGCAGATCGAATGCTTGCGCTGCCGTCAAATCGGGGCTCTTGAGAGTCTGTTGTGCGACGGCCACATCAATCGTCATCTTTGGTTCCTCGTATTCAATCACGATGTCCGACTCGTACAGGCTGTCGGTCAGTTTGAGGCCCCTATCGATAGCAAACTGCTGGTCATCGAGAGGCAGACCAAGGAAGAACATCTTCTCGAGGGAATCCTTCAATTCGTAGGACTTCACCTGAGCAAACGGGTCGGCTCCAAAGTTGACGAAGCTGAGTTCCTTGTACTTGAACCTTCCCGAGATCAGGAAGGCCATGCGCCCATCGACGATCTCACCGGGGCGGTGTTCGCACTTGTCCTCCGATGCCCAGTCGGTGTGGCAGATGGAGCAGGTGGCCGAGTCAGTAATCGCACCGGCAGAAACGCACAGATACTCGTCACGGAGTATCTTCTGAATCGCTTCAGGGTTGGTCAGAGTCAAACCCAGTTCGATATGACCGATGCCCTGGTAGCCCTTCACGCGGGCCAGGTTGTCCTGAATCCAGTCCACCGTCTTGAACACGTTGAACTTGCCGCCGGTCTTTGAATCCCGGTTATAGAAGACTGAATCCTTCAGAACCGGAAAGTCCCTGGCGTACTTCCAGGAGTCGTCGATGTACTTGGCCTCACGAATCCGGCCCAGCACGTCGCCTTCTTTGTCGTGCCCGCGAAGAACGGGAAGCGGTGCGACCCCTTTGGGAATCCAGGTCTGAACCGCGTCCTGCATGCAATCGGGACGATAGAACTTGCGATTGCCCGTTACGATGCCGGCGTGAGTCGCGTCCACGCGAACGAGCAGGCTGTGGCCTGTCTCGGACTTCGAGTCCTTGCACTCGAACAGGAATCTCTTGTTCTCAAGAACCGCGCTCGGACGAAACGTCAGAAAGTCGTGGATCTTGAGCCAACGGCGTTCGCTCAGCATGTCCAACCTTGTATGAAACCAACTGTTAGTTAGTCGCCCGGGTAACAGGTACTGTCCGGCGCCCCACTATCTAACGATTGAGAGGGATCTCAAGCAGGAAGGGACCTCCCTGCGGGATGGGCTGAATCGATGCATTGCTCTGGAACAGAGCGGACGCATCCTGCGCAAGTGCCTGTTGCAGCGGAGTCACTCTGGAGTTCTGCATCCCAGGACCGTTAAGCTGCACGACCGGCAATGGCATATTCAAGTTCGGCATCATCTACCTCGTCTTCCAATTCCGCTCGAAGAAGCACGGAAAGAAGCTCAGGATCAGAAGTTTCAGCAATCACGGACTTCAATGAACTCAGTCCGGCGGCTCGTTCCTGTCTAGTATAGGAATCACCAACTGAATCGGTGATTTCGCGCTGGTTGAGTCGCGCAACGATCTCATCGATGATCTGACCGCTTGCTTTGCGCCAGTTCTTATCCACATTGAGACCATCGGCAATCAGTCGGTCCCGACCTTGCACCAAGCCTTCATAGATATCGCTCATGAGGCTGTCACTGTTCTTGCCTGGGCCCAGCTTCGATCCATGCTGGTTGGCCGGCCGCATCTTATTGGCGGTTGCCGCGGCGGTCTGAGTTGTCTTCTTGGCCGTGCCTCCGCGCGGGTGACCGGCGCCGGTACCCTTGCTGGCCCGGCGTGAGCTGGCATTGGCCACGGCGACCTTCGCCTTGGCAATGACAGGCAGATGTTTCGCCTGCGCTTCGAGACTCTGTTGTTCGTGGCTGGCCTTGACCTCGGACAGCTTGGCCTGGGCTTCCATCAGCTTCATCTGGGTTCCGGCCAACGCCTTCTGGTTCTTCACATCCTGTTCGCCGATCTCAATGGCCGATGCGGTCTTATACTTCTGGATCTCGCGTTCAAGGCGAAGCACATGGAGAGCGAAGTGAGTATCGTTCTGCTCCGTCTTGCTCATCGGCTTGAGGTTCATCCGCTTGCGGGCTTCCGTCTCGGTGAGCAGGTGGGAATTGAAGAGAGCCATCACATGCGTCTCTTCCTTGATCCGATTGTCGAGATCGAGTTCGTGGAATGCCAGCTTGGTGCGCGCCACGCCCTTCTGCACGGATGTCGAGTAGTTGGCTTCCTGGAACCATTCCTTGAAGATGAACATCCGGATCTGATCGGCCAGCTCGTCGAGGTCGGCCTTGATCGAATCCTTCAGGTTCTGCGAGATGTTGTCGGCGGTGGCGCGGGTGGCGTCGGCGCCTTCGCCCATATCGATGGCGCTCATGCCCAGGCCGATGTAGACCCGGGACTTGAAGTGCTCCACCAGGGCCTTGAAGTCGAGAGACTTGCCGTTGGCGCCAACGGCGGTG